GGGTGTAGGGATCCACGGTCAGATCCAGACCAGACCACATGGCCATGATCAGCTGGCTCCAGACGGCAAAGAAAATGTCGTTGGTAGCCACCTGGTTGGACACCACGGCGTTGTAGCCGTTGACGGTGCCGCCGGGCTCGAACACGTAGGCGCCGGTATCGGTGCCCTTGTCCTTGGTCTTCAGAGCGCCGCGCATGGAGGCGTTCATCAGGTAGGCCATCGCGCCGATGTCGGCGTTATCGGCAGCGATCAGGCTCTCCATGTCCACCACCTCGGCGTAAGTCGGGGTGTTGGCGGCGAAGTCCTTGGTGTTGATGCCGGTGGTGAGCTTGATGCCCAGAGGCTGGTTGGTGTTGCCCAGGCCGTAGAGACCCACGCGGTCGATCTCCAGTGCCAGCACGGTGGCGAGATCCTGGCGGATCATCTGCTCCACGTCGATGCTGGACTGCAGCATCAGGCGGCGGCTGTAATCGGTGAAGGCGCCCACGGTCTTGGGGCTCAGGTTCACCTGATCGACGGTCTGGTTGCTCTCGGTGGGAGAACCGGACTCAGCCACCCAGTAGGCGGTTGCAGCGCCGGTCTGGCGAGGGATCGCCACGTTGCCGGAGAGGCCGGTCAGCGAGGTGACGCCCAGACCAGCAAGGGCGGAGCGGTTGCGCAGCAGCTCGATGAAGGAGCCGGGGCGGAAGTCGGTGCCGACCAGATCACCAGCCGAAGCGGCCGATGCCACGGTCAGGTCGCGGCGCAGCACCTCGTTGGGCACCATGATGCCCTGCGCGGTCTTGCCGGCCTTGGCGGCAGCAGCCTCGGAGCACTCACGCTCGAATGCAGCGGCTTCCCACAGCTTGCGGTCCTGGGGGTTGGCCAGTGCGTTGATCGCGCGCTGGAAGGAGAAGCTGCGCACCTCCTTCTCGGTCATGCCAACGTCGGAGGCCTTCTCAGCCACGGGCTCAACCTTGGCGCCGATCTTCTCGAGCACAGCAGCGCGAGCCTCGTCGAGGCTGCGGCCACCCTCGATCAGCTGGCGGCCGAGATCAGCCATGCCGTGCTTTTCGGTCAGAGCAGTGATGCCGGAGATGCGGGCGCGCTCAGCCTTGGCAGCCTCTTGAGCCGCTTCAGCCCGCACCGCCGAGATGTCGGGGGTGTTTTCCATCGGAACCTCAGGTTCTGTTTCGGGGGTTGGTGATGCGGCGGAGGCCGCAGGATCGGCCTCGAGAGACCGACCCACACCCACAGTGGGGTCTGCAGGTATGCTAACCACGCTCACTTCGTAGGGAGCCCAGCTGGTAGCGACGAAATCACCGCTGCCGCGTTGCTCCATGTCGTTGATCGCGTAGCCGAAGCTTACGTTGCGCAGCACGCCGTCACGCACATCCGCGAGCACTTCCTGCGCGAAGGCGTTGCGGCTGAACTTCACCTTGGCGTAGCCGCGTTTCTTCTTGCCATCGATCCACGCGCGCTCGACAACACCGATCACCTTGTCGGGATCGTGGTTGAACAGCAGCGGCGCCGAATCATTCAGCCGCGATAGATCAGCGCTGCGCTCATCGTGGCTCAGCACTTCATTGCCGAAGTAGCGAGCGACAGGAAACTCGCTCGAAAAGGGGAACTCAATCGACCGCTCGTCTTCGCTGACCGTGAAGTCAGCAACCTCAGAGCGTTTCAACAGTTGCCCTTCAAGGTCACGCGATAGATCCATCGGTGTTGTCCGGGTTGTCTGTCCCATTATCGTCAGCCACTGCTGCGTTACCGGCCGGCACCACATCGGCGCTCGGGTCGGTGTCGAACTTCAGGTCCAGCTGCTCGGCATCGTCCAGCTCCTGCCGGCGTGCGCGCATCAGCTCCTCGATGTCGCCGCCCTGCTCCGCAACCACCTCGCTCAGGGTCTTAAAGCCGTTGCGCACCGCCAGCGCGTAGGCCTCAACCTCCTTGGCGGGGTCCACCCATGCCCAGCCGCGCGGCATCCACCGCACCGCCTTGTAGCGATCGGCCTGCAGCTCGTAGTTCGGCAGCGGCAGCGCACCGCTCAGCACGGCCATGTCGAGCCAGGCATCGAACACCCGCTGGTGCAGGTTCTCGATCAGCCAGTTCTGCAGGATGCGCCAGTGGTCGCGATCCTCCAGCAGGCTCAGCCGGCTGCTCGAGTAGTTGGTCTGGCTGAAGTCGCGGCTGATCGTCTCGTAGCTGCAGCCGACACCGGCCGCCATTGCCCGCAGCATCGCGCGCAGGAACGGCTCGAACTGCCCGTCCGGGGCATCCAGCTGCGGCACGCTCACCGACTCGCCGGGCGCCAGATACTTGAACACGCCGGGCTCGAAATTCGACACCCGCTCGCCGTTCATCACCTCATCGCCCTGCAGCTCGCCCTCGGGGCTGGTGATGAAGCCCATCAGCGCCGAGCTCGCACGCGCACGCACCACCTCGGCCTGCTCGTAGCCCTGCAGGTGATGCAGCCGCTGGATCGCGCTGGCGAACCACGTCACGCCGCGGGTCTGCCCCGGCCGCTCCATCCGGTAGAGGTGGATCACCTCCTCGGCCGGCACGCGCTTGTGCCGCTGCGTCGAGATCTGCTGGTTGCTGAACTGATAATCGCCGGGGTGATAGGCGAGGAAGTGATAAGCCACCGGGCGCCCCCAGGTGTCCACCTCCACGCCCATCCTGATTTCGTTGCCCTGCTGGCTGCGGCCGTTGAGCCCGTCGTCCAGCAGATCAGCCTCGAGCACCTCGATCGCCAGCGGCACGCTGCTGCCGCCGAACGGTTGTTTCACCAGCCGCACGAACACCTCGCCGGACTCGGCGCACGCGCGCACCACCAGCCGCTCGATGTCGTGGAACGTCAGCTTGCCGCCGGTGTGGCAATGCCGCGCCTTGATCCACTGGCGCCATGCCTGCTCGATCTGATCGTTGATGCCACCATCCAGCCGGCCGCCGCGCAGCATCCGCACCTGCGCCTGAAACGGGATGCCCTGCCCCACCACGTTGCCCTCGATGGCACGCAGCGCCTGCCTGGCGTAGTCGTTGTCGCGGCACAGCTGCCGGGCTCGATCGCGCAGCTTCTGCGCCGAGCCGTACACCTCGCTGTCGGCGCTGGTGTTGCCCGTCACCCAGTCAGCCGTCAGTCGCGAAAACTTCGCGCCCTCATACATCCGCCGCCGCGGTGCCTTCACCGGTTCCGGTGTTCCGCGCTGCAGCCAGCCCAGAATTGCGCTGCGAACGCCCATCAGAACCTCACGAACAGGTTGTGCGGGCTTCCGAGCCCATTTGCGACCATTGTGGCCGCTTGTTCGCGCTTAACCTCCGCCTTCAGCTTGCTCTCCAGCTGGATCAGGTCCGCCATCTCGTACTTCTTCAGGCTGCGCGTGCCGATCTTGTACTCCTGCACCACGCCGCCGGAGACGATCGCGCGGATCGCCGCCTGCACCGCCTCAAGATCCTTCTGCGCCTGCGAACGGCCATCGAAGGCCGCCGGGCTGCCCGTGTAGCTGAGGCCAGCCAGCACCTGCAGCTGCCCCGAGCCGATCGTCAGCTTGTCCGCGCCGCTGGTGGCCAGCGCCTGCCAGTACCACTGCCCAGCATCGAAGCCCGCGCTGGTGGTCGCGGCGATCGTGAACTGCCAGCCCTCGCCCGCGCTGGTCCCCACCACCGTCGCGCCTTCGCTCGCGGTGTTGGTGCGCAGGTAGTACGTCAGCGTCCAGCCGCTTGATGCGATCGCAGCGCCGAGGTTGTCGCGTGCCGCCTCATCGCGCCACGTCACCGTGTCACCGGCCCTGATTTGCGCGGGGATGTTCACGGCCTCACCAGCTGGTAGCGAACGAAGGCGCCTTGCCCTTGCCCGATCTTAGCTGCGGCTTGCTCGCACCATCAGCTGCCTTCTGCAGCCTTGCTTCCAGCTGATCCCAGATTGTTCTGCGGTCATACCGCGAATAGAGCCGATTTAACCCCGCATACGCATAAACCAAGCAATCCAGCGCCTCGTTACGGGCGCTTGGCTTCTTCACCCATTCCCTCACGGGAAAGCCCTTCACGTACCGCAGCGCCTGCTTCTCAGCCGTCAGCTGCTCGAAATACTCACCGCCCGTCTGCGCGTGGAAGTGCAGGTAGCCCTCGCCGGGTTCGTTGTGCTTCAACCTGCCGAACAGCGTGGTCTTGATGGTGTCGCCACCCACCGGCCACACCTGCGCACCGCGCTTCAGCGTCTGCCCCTTGGCGTTGATGTCCACCTTGCCCGGCTTGCCGATCGGCGGCTTGCCCCGCTGGCTCTGACCCTTGATCGCGATCACACCCACACCAGCGCGCTCCCGTGCGTACTGGTACACCTCGGCCGTCGCGTGGCCGCCTGAGTCCACCGCCACCACATCCGCCCGCAGCTTGCCGCCACCGGCGTGCTCCCATTCGTGCAGCACCAGCAGGTCAAGCTGCTTCCACACCTCCGCCTGGCACGGGTCGCCCGCGATCTCCTGGTGATCGATCAGCCAGCCCTCCTCGCCGCGGCCCCAGCCCCACACGCTCACCGCCAACCGGTCACCGGCTGAGCCGCCACCGCCCTGCACGTCCACGCCGATCGTCACCGCCAGCACGCCATCCGGCAGCCTGCCGCCCGCATAGGCCTCGCACCGCTCCAGCAGCGTGCTCGCGCTCACCTTGCTGGCAAAGTCCTCCTCCCACGTCTCCGCCAGCCGGGTGTTGACGAACGACTTCAGCATCGGCGCGTCCGACTTTGCCCGCAGGAAGTCGTCCACCATGTCCGCCCAGCTCAGCCAGCCCAGCGGCGAATAGAGCCCACTCAGCTGAAAGCCCGCCGTCTTGCCATCGCTCGGCGCCGTCGCGCGCCACTCACCCTGCCGCAGCATCGCCGGCTTGTGGATCTCGGCGAAGCGCTCATGGCAGTGCTCGCATTCGTAGACCGCCGTGCTCGGGTCGTTCTTCTCCCACTTCAGCTGCGGCCACTTCAGCCACTGCATCGCGCCACAGCTCGGGCATGGCACGAAGAAGCGCCGCTGGTCGCTGCGTTCATACTCAGCTTCGATCCGCGAGAAGTCCTTCACGGTCGGCGTGCTGGTGAGCAGGATCTTCCGCCGAGCAAACGTGGTTGCTCGCTTCTCGGCCAGGCTCACTGGATCGCCTTCGCCGTCCACATCAGCCGGGAAGGCGTCGATCTCGTCCATGAAGATGTAGCGGCACGGGGTTGATCTCAGGCCTGTCGCGCTGTTCGCACCCGTCAGCAGCATCATTCCGCCGGGGAACTCCTTCGCGAACATCGTGTTGCCCGAGTCGCGTGCCCGTGCCGGCGCGATCTTCTCCGTGAGCACCGGCGTCTCGCTGATCAGCGACTCAAGCCGCTGCTTGCTCAACCTCTTGGCCATCTCCACGGTCGGCTGCACCAGCAGCATCGGTCCCGGTGCGTGCGCGATCACGTAGCCCAGCCAGTTGCTGCCGCTCTCCGTCTTGCCCGTCTGCGCCGCGAACATCATCACCACACGCTGCACCGTGCTGGTGGTGCTCAGGCAGTCCATCGGCTCACGCAGGTACGGCGTCCGGTTGGTGCGCCACGGTCCAGGTTCAGCCGAGGCCTTGCTGCTTAGCCGGCGATGCTTGTCCGCCCACACGCTCACCGTCAGCGGCGGCTCGGGGCGCAGCCCGTCCATGAAGGCCGTGCGCCAGACGCTCATCGGTCTGCCTCCACCAGCGCCAGCAGCGCATCGCGGTGCTCATCGCTCAGCAGCTGGTGGATCACCGCAGGGTCGGTCTCACCCGCCAGCTGGTGGCTCAGCCGGTCCGCCAAATTCGAGAGCGCCTCTCTCACGCTGCGTCCAATCTGAAACGCCTGCTTCTTCACCTCATCAGCCGGCACCAGCTCCTTGCGCTGCTGCGCCACCTGCAGCTTCGCCAGCTCCGCCTGGTAGTGCTCACGCCGTGCCCGGCTTTCGTTGAGCTCCGGGATCGCATCATCCGGTAGCCGGTCGATCGCCTTGCGCAGTTCCACCGGCGTGCGCGGCTCCACAGGATCCGGCTGGCTCACCTTCGCGTTGTGGGTCGCCTTGGTGTTCTTCCGCCACAGCTCCAGCGCCAAGTCGCGGTCCAGCCAGCGCTTGCCGTCCTTCTCCACCACGGCAGCAGCGATGCGTGAGCGCACAGCTCCAGTCACAGCGGCCTTGCTGCAACCTTTCAGCGCGGCAAACTCAGAAAACGTGACCAGCACTCAGGTCTCGGATCTAGCGTTGAGTTAACTCAGCCTAGTTAACCCCTTAACGCACGGGGGATCTATACGCTTTGATCTCACTCTGAGACCCATTAGGTACCGCTGAGACCTGACGCTAGCCGAAGCGCGGGGTTGCGAAATACC